TATAGTGAGGGTTGTGGTGGTTTGATGTGGGATGCTTGGGGGGGGACTTCTGGTGTTAATTGGGCAATCAATAAAATGAAAACCAAAGACAAATATAAAAGAGCTTTTAAGATTCAAGATAAAGAGAAAAGAATTGTTAGCGGTTATTTTATGAAAGCTGATCTGCCTATCATTAGACTAAATGACGAAAACGAAAAATATTATGTAGTCTTTAGAAAACCTACTATAGAAAAAATAGTAAATAAATTCTTTAAGAATAATTACAATTCTAATATTAATTTAATGCACGACATAGACTATAAAGATAATGGGGTTTATGTTATTGAGTCATTAATCATAGATAGTAAAAGAGGGATAAAAGCTCCTACAGGATTTGAAAACGCTCCAGATGGTTCATGGTGGGGATCAATGAGGGTAGAGAATGACGAAGTTTGGCAGATGGTCCTAGACGGTACGTTTAAGGGATTCTCAGTAGAGGGAATATTTGGAGAGGCTAAAGCCACTAAATACCCTACTACTTTAATTAGTAAAATTATTTCAGTAGTTAAGAAATACAAAGAAAAACATTTGTAATTGTTAAACTATAAATAATTTGTTATATATATAATAGTATAAATAATATATATTATGAGTGAATTAAAAGAGTTATTCAATGAGATTAAAAGCATTTTTAAAACTGAAGGTGTTGACATTGAAAACGATTCTAAGGAATTTGCTGAAACTACTGAAAACAACGTGGAAGAATCTACTGAAACTGTAAAGGAAAAATTTGAGGATGTTGTACTGGCTGACGGTACAGTTGCTCAAGTTGAGCCTGAGGTTGTTGTAGGTGCTGCTGTAGTTGTTGACGTGGATGGTGAACTTTTACCAGCTCCAGACGGTAAACATGAATTATCTGACGGTAGAATTATTTCTACTGAAGGTGGTGTCATTGTTGAAGTTGAGGAAGTTGAAGAAGAAGCTGAACCAGAAGTAGAAGCAGAATCTGTAGAAGAGGAAGAAATGTCTAGTCCTTTAAGTGAGGCTCAAGAAAGAGAAGCTAAAAAGATTATAGAGTCGATTGTAACTGAAAAAGTTTTCGGAATGGAAACAACAATTTCAGAAGAAAACAACGAACTAAAAAAAGAAATAAATAATCTTAAGGAGTCTTTTTCTATGTTGTTAAACTTAACAGAGAAAATGTTACAAGAGCCAACTAAAGACGAGGTAGTCAAAAGACCTTCTAGCTTTAAGGCTTTAAAAAAAGAAAGTAAAAAAGATATTATAAGTATCTTAAAAAATAAAAATATAATAAAATAAAAATTAAATTATGAGTTTTGATGTTTCGGCTTTAGCCGCATATACCGAACAAAATGCAATGGACTTGATCATTAAGTCTGTAGCTGGTGGTAGACTTTCAGAATACGCTAATATACAAGATGGCGTGAAAGGACCTACTACAATTAATATCCTTTCTAGTGATGTTGTTTTTCAAGCTGATGGATGTTCTAGAAGTGCAAGTGGTTCAACTACTTTGTCACAAAGAACTATCAATCCTGGAGCTGTTGCAATACACGAAGATTTATGTATGACTGACCTAGCTGCTAAATATACAGCAGTTATGTTAAAACAAGGATTAACTAACGAAAAAGAAGAGATTCCTTTTGAAGAGTTATATTTTACAGAAAAAGTTTCTAAGTTACAAAAAGCTATTGAGGTAGCTGATTGGCAAGGTGACACAACTTCTGGAAGTGCTAACCTTTCTAAGTATGATGGTCTTAATAAAATTATAGCTGCTGCTACTGCTATTGATGGTAACCCAACAGCTATCACTCAGGCAACTGGTATCACTAACGCTAATGTAATCGGCATCCTAACAGGAATGGCTGAATTAATGAGCGAAGATATAATGGATGCAGACGATTTAAAATTGTTTGTTGGAATGGATACTTTCTTAAAGTACCAAAAAGCTATCGCTGATGGAAATTACTTTCACTATGTTGTAGAAGGTGGATTTACTTCTGAGCTTCCTTTAATCGGATTCCCTAATGTTACTGTTTGTGCAACTCCTGGACTATCAGGTTTAGCTACTGGTAACTGTTACCTAATGAGAGCGTCTAACATTTATGTAGGTGTTGACTTACCAGGTGAAGAGTCTAACGATGTTAGAAGTTGGTTCGATCTTAATGACAGAATTTATAAAGTTACTATGGCATTCAGAAGAGGTGTAAATGTTGCATTTCCTGACCAAGTTGTAGAATTTTTATTAGCCTAAATTTAATGGGGGTTTAATTACCCCCTTTTTAATAACTGTTAGCTGAAACGCTAACTAACTGAAAATCAATTAATTATGTCATGTGTATTAAGTAACGGACAAGCGAGAGATTGCTCAGATAGCCTTGGCGGAATTGTAGAAGTATTAATCTCAGAAAGAGACAATATAACTGCATTTACTGAAGCTAGTGGAGACATCTCAGCTATTACGCAATCAGGTGCAACTAATTTCTATAGATATGAGTTAAAGAAAGAGTCAGGTAGTTTGACATCTACAGCAACTGTAGACCAAGCTGGTGGGACTTCTTTTTATGACAATGTAGTAGCTTTCACTATTAATAAAATGAGTGCTGCTAAATCTAACGAGATGAAAATGCTAATGTTAGCGAGATTGTTCGTGATAGTAAAAGATAACAACGGTGTTTATTGGGCATTGGGTGCTGATAATTTCTGTGAAGGTTCGTCTTTAGTTGGACAAACTGGTCAGGCTTATGGTGATCCAAACCAATACCAAATAGAATTAACTGACAAAAGTCAGTTCCCATGTTATGGGGTACAGTCATCTGTAGTGGCTGGTTTGACAATTAGTGCTTAATTGTTCTTTGTTGTATGAAAGGGGGGTAGGTAAAACTGTCCCCTTTTTTTAGTAAATTTGAATTATGTTAAAAAAAGAATATATAGGAAAAACAGTTCACTTAAAACATTTTAAAGTTTTAGTAAGTGAAGAGAATATCCCAACTCTTAAGAAACTTGAGATTGATTGGGTTTTTGAAACAAAGAAAAAAAAGAAAAATGATAGTGATAAATAAGAATACTACAACTAATTTTGTAGCAACCTTATTTGAATTGAGTCAACTAACTAACCCAGATTATTTATTTGAGTTTGAGAGTGACCAAACAAAAACTAAATACTATACTATCATAGCAGACATAAGCACTAATAAATCAAGATATAATGAATTTAACTTTGTAGAGGGTGTTGAAAACCCTACAAGTGGAAGTCTAGACTTAGGTTCTCCAGGCTTTTACAACTACAAAGTATTTGAACAAAACAGCACAACAAACCTAGATACAACAGGACTAAACGAAGTAGAACAAGGAAAGATGAAATTAATAGACTCAACTTATCAACCGTCTTTTACAGAACATTCAGTTTCACCAACTACTAACGTAGTATATAACCCAGCACAATGAGCGTAAAACTAATTCCTTTAAACTTCGGAGGGTATGAATTACCTGAGTTCAAAGAATCTAAGAAAGGTGACTGGTTCGAGTACGGAACAGATAGACCTTATAAAAATACTTATCCAGATTATTTAACTAAACTCTATAATGAGTCTAGCAAACATAACCAAATAATTAACTCTAAAGTTAAATTTATTGTAGGTCAAGGGTTTGTAGTAGATGAAAAATTAACATTTACAGAAAAAGCCTATGTTGATGGGTTTATAAGAATGCCTAACGATTCTGAAAACCTAGACGATTTAATAGGTAAACTAGCTAAAGATAAAAAGGTTTATGGAGGTTTTTGTTTACAGGTTAGAATGTCTAAAAATAATAAGATTGCTGCTGTTAATCACATAGATTTTGCTGATGTTAGAACAGGTGTTGACAATGATTTGTTTTACTATACAGATGATTGGTCTGCTAGAAACCCAAAAAATAATGATGACTTTAAGGTGTTACAAGCGTTTCCTTATAATGAAGATGCTAGACCTGATGTTGACTATGTTATCTACTATAAAGAATACAGACCAGACTTAGGAGCTTACCCACTTCCAGACTATGTTTCTGCTATACCTTATTTAGAGTCAGATGCTGAGATAGCAAACTTTACTTTACAAAATATTAAAAATAATCTTTCTGCTGGTTATGTTGTTTCATTTAACAATGGTCAACCTAATGACGAGGAAATGAGAGAGATAGAAAGAAGATTTAAAGATTATGCTACTGGTGCTGATAATGCTGGAAAGCCTTTGCTATCGTTTACAGACCAGGCTAGTGACCATCCGCAAATAACTCCTATACCAGTCAATGGACAGGATGAAAGGTTTATTAACCTAAACAACCAAATAAGAGAAGAAATATTCACAGCTCATGGAATAACAAGTCCTCAGCTTTTTGGTATTAAAGAAAACTCAGGACTAGGAAACAATGCAGATGAAATAGCTGTAGCTTCTCAATTATACCAAAATCTACAAATTGATCCAGAACAAAAAATATTTAATGAGTTAATAAATTCTATCCTTAACTATAATGGTATTAATGGACAACCTGTAAGAATACAGAAAATAGAACCAGTACAAAGATACTTTAGTGAAACTGCTGTTCTAGGGGTAATGACTCAGGATGAAATTAGAGAGAAGATTGGACTTCCAGCTTTACAACCAGAACAAAAAGTAGAGTTAAGCAGTCAAGAAGATGACATTATATTTAATCAGTTAGAAACTACAGGTTTTGACTCTAGTAAATTAGAAATAATAAACACTTTTCAAAATCCTATTACTTCTATAGCAGACGCTAAAGAATACGAGGAAAAAATTAAAAAAGAGTCTTTTGCAATTACAAGCGTTTTAACGCAGTTAGAAAAGAGTGTCTTATCTTTGTTATTAAAAAACCCTTTAATGCCTGTCACAGAGCTTGCAAACGCTTTAAAAGTAGAACAATCATTAATAAATGAATCTATTTCTAATTTGTTTGACGCTGGAGCTTTAGACAAAGACTTTAAACCTACTAAAGACGCTGAGGCTAGTATACAAACCCCAGAAGAAGAAATATTTATAGTTTACAAATATGTAGAAAGACCAGACGCACCGCCTTTGAAAACTAATAGTAGGCCTTTTTGTAATAGAATGCTGTTATTAGCAACCACTAAAAGATATACTTTACAGCAATTAGAATTGTTAACTAATGATTTTGGACAGTCTGGAATAGATATATTTACTAAACGAGGTGGATGGTATCATAATTATAGAACAAATAAAACTACTCCTTTCTGTAGACATATTTGGGAACAACAAGTAGTAAGATTAAAAAAGTAAGTTATGGCAGTTTTATTTATATCTGAGCAATACGTAAAGAACA